CCTCTTTCCTTTCTAGATAAGTGTCTCATACTAAGCTCCTATGTCCACTATCTCACAACTGTCACCAGAACAGGCAAGTGTTTGTGAGGAATGAGTGTTATCTTCTTCTTCATAACTTTTAAATTTATCCCAATCAATATGAGTGAACTTACTGCTAAAATCATCGTATACAGCTTTTGTGCAATCCTGATAGGGTGCTTGCTGATAAGTATGATCGGAGTGGGGTAAGAAAGAAACACCTGACATCTCGTCAAAGTGTTTGAATACAAACGCACCCACATCCATCCACTCTTCATCACGCACTGATACAGTCACAGAAGGTTTATGCTCACACCAATGTCGCTGATAGAGAAGCCACATCTCTAGCTGTTCGATAGCTGTCATGTCATTTCTGACTACAGACTTCTTTGGTGATTTCATCGGGAAGCTGAATACTGTCTGTGTATCAGGCTTCATGAAGTCAGCTTCACTGGGTATACCACTATCTTTCATGAAGTTAGTAAGAGGATCTTTATTATCACCCCTAACGGTACGAATATAATAATCGCTATGACGAGGGTGGATACCACTGCTTGAGTCCACAAGCTGTGATACTGTCCCACTTGGTTTGACACATGTGATAGCAGTGCTTTGGGGTATTCCAAAGATTGCTGACCACTCTTTGTTTGTTTCGACTGCAACTTCTCTGAGTGCTGTGAGGGTTTTTTCAAGCCCATGTTTCCTCCCATTTGTTAATTCATTATCCATAATACCTGTAAGGCTGACCCCTAGAAGTCTCTCCTCTTCAGTATTCTTCTGCCATATCTTTCTTAAATATGGAAACTTAGTGAGTGTAGCCTGTGCTGTGCCAAGTATAGTAGCAAGCATGACTTTCTTCTTCAAATCTTCAAATCTATCTCTTTCTCGTATTACAACCTCTGTAAGATTGCAGAACTGATAAGGTCTAAGTATGATTTCACTGCAAGGATTACAACCAAACTCGTGATCGGCATCTCTTCTACCAAACTTCTTTGCTTGTTCTTTTGCAGATATTCTATTAAATATACCACGTTCACCTGACTTAGATTCAACAAGAGATGTCCACTCTCGTAAGAAGGTTTCTCCATCAGGCTTGTCAGTGTATACAACAGAGTTGTTTGACAAAGCCATCTGTGGTGCTGTCTCCCACCACTTACCTGATTTGGCATGTCTCATTCGTTGGTCTGAAAGATTAGATAAACTGATCATGGCAGATCTACGTACACCACCAGAGACTACAACTTCTCCAACCTTACACATTAAATTATGACAGTCATAGCTAGAAAGTTTCTTGCCCACATTCTGTCGGAACAGAGCAACAGTAAAGCTAAATAAGTCTATGAGAGGAGCAGGACCACTAGCTCTACCACCAAATACTTTGAGTCTAGCACCTGCAGGTCTTACATTTGACATGTCCCACATAGGAACTTCGCCCATATATAAATGTCCTATAAGCTTGCGTAAGGCTCTTGCCCATCCTTCTTTACTGTCTTGCACTTTTATCACAGTGTCAACATGATCTAAACTCTGTGGAATCTCTGGTAACTGTGATACGTATTGTCTTTCAACAGAGAACCCTACACCTGTACCACACAATAATATATACATAGCTTCATCAAAAGCTTTTGGGTCATCAACAGGCAGATAGCTACAGTTATATCCTGCTGTGTTATCTCTATCAAGTGCAGGACCTGCAGTCATCAATGCTCTCATAGAGGGCATGACATCTAAATTCTTTATGGCAGAGAAGATCTGCTGTTTAGGTAGATGTCCCTTGACTTTCTCAGTGATATAATCCACATACCTCTGCACAGTCTCTTCCCATGTCTCTCTTCTATTTTCTTCGTCAATCCATCTAGCATATCTAGATATTGCAATAAATTTTTGATAATCGTTCATGTCAATTCTCCATAGTTATTTTACAGTGTTTTATTTTCAACCCATCAATATCGTAGATATACTCTTCTATTGCTTGTTGTAGCTCCTTAGTAACATCTCCATCAGCAGGAACAGGGTATTCTTCCTGATCAAGATCTAGGGTGAGGTATACTTTAACAACCATCACCCAACTCTATACTAAAATCAAGTAGTTCTTTATCCAAACTATCCTTTTTTATTTTTATTAACTTATCTAGATACCACTGTGCTTTTTCTAAGTCTTGCACACCATTCTTGTATCGGTATCTCCAAAGATACTTAATAATATTACCCTGCAAATAATACTCGTACCCTTCACCTGTAGCTGATTGAATAGCTTCGATGCACTCTACACCATACTTATTATAATGTGGTGGATGGTTGACCATATCCTTATCCTTACAATTATTTACTTCCCATTTTGCCATGTCATGCACTCCCATTTAATTTATCTTTCATTGATCTAAAGTCTACTCTAATAACGTTGTCATGTCTAGACATAATTGGCACAGGAACATATGGTTTATCACTTAAAGAGCTTTGTCTTTTTCTTCGTTCTTCATGAATCTCATCCTCTACTATTTTAAATACACGCTTAGAAAAATCTACATCACTCCTAACCAAGTCAATGCCTACGAGACACATACGAGCAAAGAACATTAGCTCGTTGTAATCATCATCGGATAATGGATTAGCAGGGGAATCTATAACAGATAGATGCACATCTCCTGTCCAGTTGCCATTGGAATCAAGGCTTGGTTGCATCCGTATAATTATATCTTGGTCCTTTATGTTCATATGTAAATCTTTAAAATCATTTGTCATTAGTATAACTCCTTATAAATTTTGTACCAGAGAATTTTATTAACTCTGGGTGGTTGTTTTTTCCTTTCTCCTTTAACCATGCTTCGGGAATAATTCTATCACTAAATAAAAATTTATTCTTGTCGCACCACATAGCATATGAAGTCTTCGATCCTTTCTGTATCTTTCGTCTACTGCTTGTAAAAACAAATCGTATGTCTAAACTAGGATGTTGCTTTTGTATACACACATGTTTATATCTATCTGCAGGTGTAAATAATCCTTTCGTTTCTATTATAATACCATTGGGTAGTACAAAATCAGGGGTGTATGTTCTATAGGCTAAGTCTTCCCACTCTATCTTGATACCCTCATAAATATATTTTATATTAAGAGAATCAAGAAAGGTAGAAAGACCTACCTCTAGACCACTACGATAGCCTAGTGTTCGTGCTAGATTATATTTTCTACCACCGTACACTTACCATTTATACCAAAGAGCAAATGGACTCTCTAGCTTCTCCCCATAGAGAGCTTTATGCTCTGCAAGAAAAGCTTCTCTGGCAGCATTATACGATGCATACTTTTTCTCATGATAAGCTTTCTTCATGTCGGCTAACTTCTTCTGTGTCATAGATATCTGTTCAGCCATTTCTTCTAATGTAGGTTCTTTATCTGTCATGCTATTTTCTCCTTTGCTATTTCTATATATGAAACGATCTTTGGTTCTTTTGCCTGAGACATAATAGATGGTAGCTCCTGCAGATCTTTCCAACAGGAATATTTATATCTACAGAACGAGCATGTAGATCCTAAGATCTTATTACCTGTTGGCTTACCTCTAAACGTTTCTTCTACTGGTTTAAAACACCTCTCAAACTCGTTACTCTCAACTACGTCTACGTTATTATATAGTTTATCATACTCTTCTTTCAAGTCCAAACCTTCTGCAGGCACGTATTTAAAACTACCATTAGATTTATTTACAACCCACCAACCACCTGCTTTTTTATTTAGAGCAAGTGCATACCCTGCTAATTGTGGTATGTATCCAAATGCATCCTCTTTAGCTAAAGTATCAAAGGACTCAAACTTATTTCTGTATGACCAGTCTGATGCTGACTTGATATCATCCACAGCATCATCCATAATTATATCATAAGTGCCTTCTATAGAGGTGTCTATTGTCAAAGGAACTGAGACTTTCTTAGAATCTTCAAAGGCTATGCCTGCCTGTCTGAGTAGACCCTTGAATACAGCTTCAACTATATCTCCCAACATCATGTTCATAACAAAGTTATTGGGAAGAGGTAAAGCTTTTTCAGGTTGATTCTTCTCAAACCATAGCTGACAGGTAGGTCTGCCTACGTTAGACATTCTAATCCTAAACTCTTTCCTTTTATTCTTAGAGCCAAACTGACGGTGTAAGGCTTCCTTTATGTCTTTGCATATCTTATTGATATTCTTACTAGACATAATGGCTTCACCGTCAGTGGCTTTCTCCAAGAATCGGTGCAGTTGTAGTTCTGCCCTATGCTTCATGTTACTGCACTTTCTCGCTGTCACTGGTTATATCAATAAAGTTTTCAACAACAGCAGCATCCACTTCCTCGTGGGTATGTACATTTTCATCCCAGAGGTTGATTATGTACTGATTGTAGTTTGTAACCCACGCTAGAAGGTTGGCGAATAGCTCTTGATCCTTGTCAGATGTTTCAATCTTACTGGTCAAGTCTAGCCTTGTGCTAGGAACATAGTAGCTGTTACCATTTGGTAACTTTCGTTCCTCTGATGAAGCAAACATAAGATGATTTAAAGGATATCGTTTCATCTTGCCAAGCTTATCAAATACAGTACCCACTGTCTTGAAAGCTTCCTTATTGTCAATCTCCCATATGAAAGGGACATGACCTAGATCAGCATCAGTAACTGCATCACCCTCGACTCTCATGGCACGATCAAACTTAGCCAAACCAAACACTACACGCACACGCTTGATCTGTCTAATTAGATCTTTCTGCTTGTCAGGCAAGGCATCAAAATCCTTGACATAACCTGCAGGTTTACCACAGTTGTGACCACCATCGTTGTCCTTGAGATCAATGTTAAGATTATCAGCCATGATAGTCTTGACATATCTGTTGGGTGTATCGTCATTACCCTTGATAAATCTCTTATACATAAAGCGTTGCATAAAAGGTCTGATCTCAATATCAGACTGGTAGTAGGTGGCATCATCAGGCACATCCAACTTGTAAGAACCACTAGGGACTTGCTCAACATTTACTGACTTACCATTTATTTCTGTAGATCCCATGATAGGTGTGTGGTTCAACCGTAGCCTAGCTAACTGATTAGCAGACTTCTTCTCTACATCGGTGGATGCAGTTACAGTTGAAAGACCCATAGCTTTCGCCATCTCGTCAAAGTTATTATTTATAGATACTATTTCATTCATATATTTTCTCCTTATTTTAAAAAAGTGTTATAGTTATACCATCATACATCTTTAGTGTCAAGCCAGTTGTCACCTATTTTTGCATCTAATTTCAAAGGCACATTAAAGTCTATATCCCAACGTGTATCAATGATAGATTTCATGTTACTGTTTATACTCTCTACTACCTGCAATACCTTGTCCACCTCGTCAGGGTGAACATCAATCACTATCGAATCATGCACTGTGTTAACAATACAACTCTGTAAAGGTTCAAGCATACCATCAATAGTTAATAATATTAAAGGAACTATATCTGCTGTAGCAAATGCTTGCACAGGATAGTTCTTTATCTGAGTGAAGTGAGACACAGTGCCATTGTTCTTTCTAATGACATCAGGAAAAGCAAATGAACGACCAGACGGTATTCTTATACGACCTGTCTGTACAGCTTCATTGCCTAACTGCTTGTGCCAATCGGACACACCCTTGTACTTTCTACCAAACTGCTCGTAGTACATAGCTTCTGCTTCAGATCTACCAAACCCTGTAGCACCATACAGAGGTGCAAAGGTATGTGCCTTTGCTTCTTGCCTAGACGTAGGTTGCCCTGCGTTTGTGATGACCTGTGCTGTGTAACTATGTACATCAAAGCCTTCACTTATCTCCTGCATTGCTACTTCGTCCTGTGATAAATAGGCAGCAGTCCTAAACTCTAGCTGTGCAAAGTCAGCTTCAAGTATCTTACCACCCTCCCATCGGGACACAAAGATCTTCTTCACAGGAAACGTACCACCTCTAGGCATGTTCTGCATGTTTGGATCTGCACCACTGAAGCGTCCTGTAGAGGTGCGATGTTGCAGTAGTCTAACGTGTAGCTTACCATCAGCTTTGGTGTAGGTAGATATACCTTCTACAAAACTAGAGAGATAGGTATCTAGGGCAGACAGTCTGCGAACATTCTTGAGGAACAACTCTGCCTTAGTATTACCTGTACGCTTAGCATGATGTTCTAATATTTCTAGGTTTACTTTGTTTGTGCTGAAACCGTTAGCACTGACCCACTTAGGACTAGGTGGTGTAAAGCGTAACCCTGCCATCTGTGGTCTGTTCTTGTACACCCAACCTGATTCGTTACAGGTTGTACACTTGTTAGGTTTCTTGTAAGGTGTGCCATCCTTTCTTACTTTGGTTATCTTACCACGACCCTTACAAGTCGGACATGTGTTGGCTGTAACTTTGTATACAATGCTTGAATGCATATCAACCAGACCGTTGAACAATGACTTGTCCATGTAGGGTTCAAAGTAATTAGCCCACATAGATTTATCTTTTGGTTTACGGCTGTAGATAACCCACGACAACTGCTCTGGACTATTAAGATTGATAGGTCTGTCACCCATGAGATCACGTACCTGTTGACTGAGATCATTCCATATACTCACCTTCTCTTTCTCAAACTCCTTGCGAACCTCGTCTAGTTTCTTGGAGTCCACACTAAACCCACGTTGATATATCTTACACAGGCACACGGCAACCATGTTGGTATGCGTAACTGTATCCATAAGATCAGCATCACCGTTAGTTAGCCTTTGATGTATCTTGTTTGATAGATCATATGTAGCTCTGATATCGTGTAGCAGGTAATCTAATAGCTCTTGATGTGGAATCTCAGATACAAGTATACCACGCTGAAAGTAACTCTTCATTGTATCCTGCTTCTTATTATCTAGATTGTATCGTTCAGCACATTGCTCCAAGGATAGTGGTTGTTTCTGTCCACGCTGTAGCACATACTCGCCTAGCATAGTATCAAATACAATACCATCATACTTGAACCCCGACTCCCACAACCAAATCAAATCGTGAGCTACGTTATGACATACAAGCACAGTAGTTTTATCTAACTGCTCCTGCACCATAGCATGACCATTAGGTGTAGGTGGGGCATATGCATGATCAAACGTAACTATTCTCTCCCAGTTATCTGTCTTCATGCCTACCATAACTAAACTATTCTCAGGCTCAAAGGGATCTAGGTGTAGCTTGTCGTTACGCTTGATCACATTATTTTCTATATCTAATATTAATCTCATACGTTGTCCTTCAAATTTACTAACTCAGCTTCTCCGTATGGTATATGGAAGAAGTGTTCCTTCCTACCCACATTGCCAAGCCATATTTCTTTTATACATTCTTGTGTCATCTGATAGTCTTTTATTCTCCAAGCGAACTCACAGTCTCTTCTTATAACATAGAAGTTAAAGAAAGCGTCCTTGTCGTTCATCTCTCTAAACTTATTTACGAGTTTTATTTTACGATGTGGTATGCGTATCTCCTTCCATGTTGGATTCCAATCTCCAGTCCACTGGTTCTTCATTTCTACCTCAGAATAATACTTGTGTCCATTCTTTTCTGAACTTATATCAAAAGAGTAGTTCTCACCCGATGATATATTTATATGTCCATTACGTTCTAAATAATTAATTACAATTTGTTTAGCCTTGCCATCGTTCTCCTTGTATGAGCTAGGCTGAAAGCGTCTATGAAACGCACCTTTTACTGGTTCTAATCTGTTCATGCTGAATACCTCGCTGTGTATGGGTCTAGCTCACAGACAATCTTGCCATGCCAACCAGACAGTTTGTTTTTTACAACATTGATGTGTCTCTGTGGTGATTGTTCTTCCTCACCTTCAACGTCAGGGTTCTTGGCTAGTAGTAGCATCAGATCTGCTTCTGCAGCTTTACCTGTTCTACTACCTTCCATCATGGCTTGGTTGAGTACAACCTTGCCTTCTGCTTCAGCAGATAGCTGTGACATATAAAATATAGCACAACCATACTGCTTGGCTATCATACGAGCATAGATAGCGTTTGCTTTCAGAGCTTCATCTTGTCGAGCAAACCCTGCTGTCTTGGCAAACTTATCGCCCATATCTAGCACAACTATATCGGGTCTGTGTGACTTAGCCACACTCTCAACCCATGTCATATCACGACCAGTGCAATCAATCATCTCTATATTCTGACGCACTGTAGCATACTTCTCCTGTGTAAGCTGTGGATTCTTGACTATCTGTTCTTGTGTCATGCCTGTGCTTGCAGTTAAATATCTAATACCAACTCTATGCACTGCTTCTTCGTTACATAGTATAACACACTTAGCACCCTGCCTAGCAAAACCATTCTGTCCTGCTATCATGGATGCGTGAAAAGATGTTTTACCTGTGTTAGGTCTAGCTCCAACCTCTATCAGATGACCCTCGTTTACACCTTCAATCTTACGTGTAAGACTTGGTATATTAAATGTCCACCTTGCTTCCATAGCATTCTTAGCAAGCAATGTCTCCATAGATATGTCTGCCCACTCCACATTGAGTGTAGGTATGAAGTCATCACCATACTGCTCTAGCATATTACGTAATGGCTCAAGACTTGACTTGCTACCATTAACGTAATCAAAACCTAAGTTAGCTATCTCTTCACCCACAACCTGCTGAAACAACTTGGATAACACCTCTTGTGCTACGTCATTACCAAGTGGTTGCTCCTTCTTGATACGAACAAAGAAGTCACCGTATGCTTGCTTCTGTGCTGTGGTCATTGTTGGATTGTTAGCCAAGAACAGTGCTTCAACCTCATCAGGTGTTACTGATCTATTGTACCGTTGCATGGCATAATCAACAGAGTTTTTTATCTTACGTAAATCCTTGCTAAATAATTTATCAGGACAACGTATACCTCTATGTTCATCATAGAAGTCTTTCTTCATTAGACTACGTATTAATGCTATTTCCATTTATTTGTTCTCCTATTGCTGTTAGTTTTTCAATGTCGTTAGGATGTCTGTACTTCAGGTCATCGGTTAATCGTAATACTCGTACATCATTTACAATACTTTTTAACTCTCTAAAAAATTCCATAGCTTTTGTTAGTGCATCGGGGTCTAAAGCTATAACTGCTGAAGAGAACTGTGACAAGTACCTCTTGTGTATATCAGACAGAGATGTGCCTAACACAGCAACCCCAACATACACATCACTGCCTACAACTACGGCACTGACACAGTCCTCAACAACTACAGCGACCTTACCACATCCAGATGTGAATGGCAAGCCACTATTCCCATATTTTTTCCATTTAGGTAAACTATTTCTAAGACTTCGCCCAACTGCATCTACAATCACACCATCCTGCATGATGGGAAACACAGCACGATTATCTTTTACGTCATAATGTAGTCCACCCATGAGGTCAAACCTTTCCATGAATTTAGTAACGTCAGGTTGTCCCTTGTATGGCACAACATACTCTGGCATTACAAAATGCTCTCGTGCTTTCTCTCTCTTGGAGAAGGCATCACGGATATCCTTGACAGACATATGTACAGGTTTAGATCCTGATATATTACACGATGCCTTGTAGCAGTTCCAAAGCAGCCTACCCATGTTGTTTGTGGCAGTAAAGGTTTTGTATCCACCACACTCAGGACAGTTCATTCTCTTTGTCTCACCATTATCTATATTTATATCATCTATAATGTTATATATATTATACATTGTATTTACTCCTTGTATTGAGAGCATTCTTAGCACTCTCGTATGTGTGTTTCATGTACGGCTTTACTGACTGCACGTTTGTATGTCCAGTTACAGACATAACTTGCCCCATCGGGACACCACTGTCAATCATTTCTGTTACACCTGTCCTTCTTAGATCCATAAGTCTGAGTTCATCGGGTAGTTCTATCTCTCTCATTATCCGTCTGCCTTTCTTAGATACACCTTCTAGTGTGTATGGATTATATTCTCCATTGACAGGTCTTACGTTAGGTGCTACATATTGTTGGAATCCATAGTCTTCGTTCTGTTGTAGTAGCATGTCATATAAACTATCTGTTATCGGTAGGTACACTTTAGATCTACGCTTTGATTGTTCTAGCGTCAGCTTACCCTTGTCTAGGTCAAGGTTATCCCATTGTAGCATTCTCATGTCTCCGATCCTCTGACACCATTCGTATGCCATATGCACTATCAGTCCAACACTTCTGTACTCAAAGTATGCATAAGCATAGTCAAGAAATTGACGCACCTGTTCTTTATCCCACACAACTCTACGTGGCTTGGGTGACTTACGTCTTATATTAGAGAATGGATTGTGATTCCCATACTCCATCTCAGATGCGTAGTTATATATTCGTGATGCTGTACTACAAATGTGGTTAGCAAAAACTACACCACGTTTTACCCACACTTCGTATGTCCTCTTTGCTAGTCTAGCTGAGACAGTATGCCACTTCTTATCACCCAAACTGTCACATAATATCTTAATAAAGTATATGTAATTGGCTTTAGTACTGTCTCGTAAGGCTTTGAAATCATTAGACAATAAGTAGTTGTCACATAATTGTGACAGCGTAGTAGATCTATTAACTGTTATCTCTGTAAGTTTTTCTTTACGATAGTCATCAATCAAACTGTTTAGATAACGTGCAGTCTTCTTAGCTTCTGCCAGATCATAGCCTAACTCTCTACGAGACACAACTCCGATGTCAATAAGTTGACGAGGGGGATTGAACCTGTAAGACTTGATGCCTTTGGGTGTGTGTCTTTGCTGCATGTATCGTAGTAGTTTTGTCATTCATTATCTCCTATTTTACAATATAATTTGTTACCCCCATGTCTCTTTATTATATTAGGGGTGCTTAGTTTCTTGAGGTGGTCAAGCCATTTCTTTTTGTGTATTCTCACCTTGGTATTGCCACCACCATCCCATATCTGTCGGGTGGATAGGTAGACCCACTTCCAACCTTTGTCTACCACCCAAATACAACGACTATCTCCACCTAGCACTGATGGTGCATATCTAATATAATATTGAGTGGCATCATCCCATCGCTTACCGATAGGTCTACCATCTTTTCTTGGTGTTTTTATCATGTTTCTTTTCCCACCTGTAAAATATATGACTATCTATCCTAGTTGTGCGAGTCTTTGTCTTTGCCCAAGAAGGACGAACATATGTAGCATGGTAGTGTGTAGCTCCTTCCGTCAGGTCAAGGCTAATCTTTCCATGCAAAACGATTATAGCATTTTGTAGTGCAGATGACCATTCTTTACTGTCCTTTCTTACGTCATCTTTTTGACCATCACAATACCAACTAAAGCTACAGCGATGGAGTATAGGTTTATTTGTACCTTTGTGAGTGACAGCTTGCTTTACCACTTCACATACTGTATCTGGGAATCTATCGTCATCTACCCTGTTCATTACCACTTGGGCAACTGCTAGTTGACCAATCGTGGACTGTGATCTAGCTTCGTGGTATATGTTGAATGCTAGACACATTAGTGCTGTTTCTAAGATAGCCATGTGCCTACCAAAGAAAACACTATAGCTAATATAAATACAGTGATAGCGTAGCACCATGTTATGTATGCTACATCAGGTTCTTCATTCTTTTTCATTTGTATAATCTCCTATGTTAGATGTGATATTATATATGCTTATGCAGCCATCCACTCAGGCATGGATCTGCCTTTAGTGTAACGTGCAAACTTGAGCTTGTCTGCTTTGTAGAAGGCACGATATGCCTTGATAGGATAGAACTCATCAGTCTTGAGATGATCAAGCCCACTAAAACATTGAGGGTGTGGTGTTCTAAAGTTAGTTGTATTAGGCACGTAGTTTGTTCCATAATATAAAGAATCCCAATGCTTACTTGCACCATGCTTCTTGCCATACCTAGTTGTATATTCATTTAGCATGGCATCATACAGCCTGAAAGCAAAGGCATAGTTTAAGCGACACTCCATAGCCCACAGTGTGCAAGGATGTTTCTGGTGAACAGGCTTGTACAGTCCTTTCTCCTCTGCGTACTCAGGTGCATGATGCCATAGTGTAGTGCATAGCATCTGTGCTTCTTCAAGTGGCATCTTCACTATGTGTTGATCACATAATGATCGTGCAATCTTATGCTCTTCATCTTCAATAATAAATCTATTCATGATATAAATACTCCTATGGTTGCGTTAGTTATTAATGTTATAAGTATGACAAATGCTATTGTCAATAGTAATACTTGCCCCTCAGTCATGACAGAAGTTCCTCATAAACTTGCAGTTGTTGAATCGTTTGCAAACACGTTCATGCTTTGCAGTCTCCCAACACTCTGCTCGTGGAAAGTATTTGCTTGTAAACCTTTCAAAGGTATCATCCATCATCATCATTAACATGACTGGCAATACAAAGAATGCCAAGACAATAACTGTGAAAGCAGGGAAGAATCCCTTGTTGTGATATGGTTGCATTTATATTCCTTTCTTTTTGTTAAGACCTTGTGGGTCATATTGATCTTCATATATTTCATCAGGCATGAATCGGCTGCCTGTACCATCATCAAACCAGTTGTTCATAAACATTATAATAATCAGTGCTATCATAACGTAGCTGAACCACTTGATGAACAGTATAAATAAAACATAGGCTTCCTGTGCTTGCTTTAACGCTTGCTCTTTTACATCGTCATCATCATGCATACTGCACCACCTGTCCTGTGTTCCACTTGTCTGCTTCTTTCTGTGCGTCTTCTTGTGTATCAAATACCTTTACAGGACTCTGATCTGTCCACATAGAACCACATCCTTGTTTGACGTAGGTCAAGCCTTCCTCTTCAAAAGGCTCAAACACTACTGCGTATTGTATTAACTTCATTCTTTTTTCTCCTCTTCTGGTAAGTTTTCTTTTAACTGGTAGTCTGTATACCAACCACCCTGCAAACCTCTAGGCTGTTCAAACTCTAGTAGTCTTGCTAGTGTGAACATGAGAGTTTCTATCTCACAAACGTGTTCATAAGAGATAGGTATTTTCTCTGATGTGTTACAGTTAAACTCCCTCAGTACATTAACGTACTTGAGTAGTTCTATTCTGTCCTTTGGTTCTATTATTATCTTCATGAATATACTCCTTCTAATATGTGCGAGATCACTGCACGAGTGAAGCCATTGCCGATCATCTTGTAGCGTTGGCTGTTTGATATAGGCTTGAGTTTGTGTACCCGAAACCCCATGTGTTTATCCTGCTCGACAAACTGTCCATACTCTGTCCATCCATCAGGCAAAGTCTGAAGACGTTCACATTCTAAAGGTGTTAATGCTCTCCAATGTAGTTTGTCTGTCTCTACCTTGGGCATTCGCCATCCACCCTGCATGGTAGTCAGGGTAGGACTCTTGCCTTGCCTAGAGTACACACGCTTGATTATGTCATAGCCTTTGAGGTCAGCTTCACCGACTTGCTTACAACCTTTGTGATTGAAGACTACTTGTCTACGAGACTTCTCAAAGTACATCTTCATGCTACCACCTTTGAAGTAGTTGGCATCTACACAATAAGACTTATCCCTGTCGGTCATGCTGTCATCTTCTAGTATATCCTGTAGTACGATGCCCATGTCATCCAACTCGTCATGTGGTGAGTTAGTTATGTAGACACGCTTTCTCTCCTGACCTGACACCTTGCCACTGTTGTGAGATCGCATCTGTGCATCTGGACGTATGGCACTGATACGCTTGTACCACTCATGCTTGGCTTTGGACTCGACATTCTCAAACAGATAGAACTCAGGGTTCAGACCTTCCAATGCCTGATACATAACCTCAGACAAGTCACGACTATCTGAAGTGCCAAGCTGTTTACCTGCCACGCTGTAAGGCTGACAGGGGAAACCTGCTACAAGCAGAAAGATATCTCTACCTTTCAGTTTATCCCAACCATTAGCATCACCATGATGTATAGCATGAGGTATCCTGTATCTTGATACAGCACTAGCATACTTGTCTGTTTCGAATGTGTGATACTCGTAGTCACCATCAGGTGATACATCAATACCTGCATCTAGGCATGAGAGGTAGGCACTATCTGTGCCACCACATAGACTAACCACTATCTTTTTCACCATTAACACTCTCCTTTCTTAAATCGTTTACCATATTGACCCACTTAGACATCTCCTTCTGATGCCTAAGTTGAGCTTCTCTCTGACGTTTGTCCTGCACAACCTGCGACTTCTTACGCAGGATGTGAGGATTGCGTGGCTTCCACGCTTTGATCTTCTTGTTAGCCATGTTAAGCCACTACCAACTGCTTGAAGGTAGGTGAGTCTACCCACTTGGCAACCTCTTGCTCTCGCTTGAACAGGGTGACTTCTCTGGTATCCTTACCAGTGTTCCTGATCTTGAAGTTGTTTCTCTCATCACCATAGGTAGCGTAGTTGGTGAACGCACTGTACAGTGAGAATACATTCTCACCTCTAGTATGAGACTCGTCCTTGTACAAGGAGAACATCTTCTCTGCCTTCTTCTCAGAAGGTATTATCTTGGACAAGATACTTGGCACATCAAGACTAGCAAGATTTATCTTGCCCCAAGTATTGAGCCTACCCATACGATCAGAGAAGTCTGTGTACCCATCGTACAGTCTCTTCTCCAGACCACCGATGGTGAAGTTAGAAGTGTTCTTACACTTCGTCATGTCATACTCACCTGTGATCATACCATTGGTGCAGAAGAAGTCGATAGCACCAAAGTAAATCAGATTACCACATGTACCATCCACACCATGCAACGCAATGATACGATAGCCTGTCTTGGTCTTGTGACCATTGTTGGTAACGATATCATAAGTCACATTAGGTAATGTGATATCCATTCGTAGCCAACCACCACCATGAGCAGATCGGAAGGCTACACTCATGCCCTCTAGCTGTTCGGGTGTATGGTTGTCACGGACAACCTTGTAGACAGAAGAGCAGAATGCTCTGTGTCCTGCAGGGCTAAAGCCCTTGCCCATGTGAGCAATGACATCGCCAGTCACAGGGTTGATCACAAACTTGTGACCCTCCATTCGTGACTTCTCGTACTGAGGTACAAAGTCACAGATCTCTGGAAGTTGTTGAATTGTGTTAGGTGTAAAATCTAAAGCCATAATTGACTCCTTTCTCTTGGTTAATGATAAGTTGGCATCTCAGGATGCTGTTCGTAGACATAGCCTACGTCTGGCTCTGAGTCAAGTAGATACTCTTTTACAAAGAGAAACTCTACCTTGGCATCAGGATAGCAAGACCTAGTTACGTCCAATGCGTAGTTAATCGCAGATGAACTGTCCATAATGGTGGGGTACGAGTAAGACACTCGCACCACACCCTTCTGTTCATCTACGGATACAAAGACCTCGTAGTGGATCATTGTTAGGCTACCTTCTTCTGGATAAGGAAGGACTTGATTGGCACATAGTGTGCCACTCTTCGCTTGCCCTTTCTATCGTAGGCATGGAAGCAAGAGTAACTCTTGCCAAAGTTCAAGCGAACCAAAGGTTCACCTGACTTGCCACCTTTACCCTTACGGATAAACCATCCTGTCTCTTGGACTTTGTCATTCCTGTAGATGACAGGCTTGTAGCCTTGTAGCTTCAGCTTGATTGCTGTAGCAATAATTTTGATGGCAGTGAAACCACCAGAGATTTTTGTGCCTTTTGGCAAGTTGTCAAAGTTAAATGTAAGCATGGTAATGCTCCTTTCTGTGTTGTGTCTCCCAACAATGTCGGGAAACGTTGGGTTTATGTACCACAGTTATATAGTACTTTCACTAAAGTTCAAGTACTATATTAACTGTATACTTTAACTGAAGGTTTTCCTTCAGCCGTAGTTGTCAGCCAGATAGACTCTACCTCGCCAACAGGTTCACCATTGTCTACATAGACAAAGGTATCGTTCTTGTAAGGGTTATAGGTTACAAACCTGCCGTCTGTCTTTATTTGTGGCATATACATAACATAATGTTTAGGATACCACCCCTCGGCAAAGGCATGGACATTCTTATTGCCTTCTTTGAGGACACGCAGTCTACCCCCTTGCCTTACCTTGAACTTAGGTTTAATAGTCTTACCCCTTTTGTCATAGGTAGGCTCAAAGTAAGCACTCTCTAGGTACACTTCTGGTTGTCTACCGACAACTAGCCCAGACTTCTTGTCTTGTATAGACCATTGACCTTTGTGCAAGTTCCAATATATTCTGACATTTTTATCCATAGCTATGCTACTCCTTTCTGACGTAGTCTATGTTTACGGACAAGCCTTCTCTCTCTGAGAGAGTTGTGCTTATCCCTTCGGTCATTCCCAACAATGTCGGGAAACACTTTCCTCTTCTTGGAAGAGGAAGCATTCTTTTGAAAGTTAATATTACTTTGCATAGTAAAACTCCGTTTAATGTTCAGATAGATGTACTATCTGAGTTCTGTTAATAGTCTTCTGTGAAAAGCATCCTGCTTTACACACACTGCAATGTCCAGATAGTTTCTTGTGTGTCTTAGGACACAAAAACATTCTCTGTTTGTAGACAGGATCTTCGATCATGTCATCATCACCAAAGAACATAATGTTCCAGTCGCTGTCAATCAAAGATTGCCATTCATCCTTCGTATTAGAAGGATCAAGAGAAGCATTGACAGCTACGTTAGGTAATGGCATTAGCTCAATCTCTATAAGAGATTTAAGTAATGTGTTTCTCCAAGCTCTAGTAGGTAGCCAGATAATACTATCTGGAGCTTCAAGAGCCATTTCTTTGATACGATAGATATCAGAGATATCTTTGATACCTTCACCTCTGGTACAAGCTCTGACTCTCTTGGTCTGCTTCTTTCTTTTAGAAAGCCAAGAATTATAGCTATCTTTGATAGCTTCTGGTGTCATCTTTTGCCAGACTGTCTCACATCTGTCATCTCTGACAGACATGTTTTTGTACATTCTGTACAACTTTACGTTGTAACAAGTTTTGTCACAATAGTCAGTTCTGTGATCACAAGTTCCCTTGTGATTCTCTGTGTCATTGATAGGTCTATCCCAAGCAAACATATCAATGTCACTACAGTATCTGAATAGATCATTGTACTCTTTAATGGTAACTGTCATTTTAAACTCCGTTTAAGTTGCTTCCCAACATTGTCGGGAATGGTTTCGGTTTGGTCGGCACTAAAGTCTATAACACTAATAGAAATAAAACACCTTCACTGAAGTTCAGGTGTTTTATTTCTGTGTTATAGTCTAAGTCTCTTCGGCAATCAAGTCCTATCGGACTAAAAGAAAACAAGTCATAGTTTAATCTCCGATTAAAAAGGTTGAAACAAAAAAAAGAGCATAGCACCTAAGTGCTATACTCTTTCAGTGAAAGGTAGCTTACGCTACCTTCCTCTTCTTCTTGGAAGCCTTTGGCTTCTGCTGTGAAGCATGGTGCAACTCTATGAGTTGCAAGATAACCTCTTCGAGGTTAAACTGCTTCCTTGAAGCAATCTCAGCAGTATACTGAGCCAAACCCTTGGGGTTTGAAGGAACGTTGATCACTTTCGACTTCTTAGTAGAAGTCACCTCATTCCCAACATTGTCGGGATTGACCTCAACCTTTGGTTGAGACTGAGAAGTCGTAGACTTCTTCTTGGAAGCCTTTGGCTTCTTTCTTGTTGAGAAGTCACCGACTTCTTCAACAAATGCTCTTTTCATCGCTGAAAGCGATGTAAAGCCAAGGGACTGTTTTCCGTTGGTGAGAACTCTGTTCTCAAGCCAAGCAGTGATTTGGTCATGGTTCTTATAGAACCATAAGCATTCACTTCTCCTCTGAGAAGTGAGTTTGTTCAGAGAACACTCTTCCAATCTATGATTGGAGATCCTGCCGTATTTGCTTTCCAAGCAAAGCTCATCGATCAGCTTACCAGTTTGGTAAGCTAGTCCACCAGACTGAGTATCAGTCTTGTGAAGCTTGGAATGCTCCAACAGAAACTTAGCAGTTTCTGAAGCAATGACTGCTCCTCTAGCTTCAAAAGTACCACTGTACTTTTGGAAAGCCTGAGGTTTCTTAGAAACCTTTGGAGCAACTTTAGTTGCTTTAGCAGATTTGCTCTTTAGAGCAGTTACGAGTTTGGATTTTGTGTTTGGCATTTTGCCCTCCTTCTATTAATTGGTTAACACATTTGTAAACAAATGTTGTGTTAACCAATTACTAGGGTTGCCGATCCCAACAATGTCGGGAATGGATCATACCCCCTTGGGGTATGTTTTTGGATGACCAAAGAATGACCATAGGCTTTAGCCTAAACCTGTTTTTTTCAGAAATCTTGACCTCAAACAACTGATTGCCTACGGCAACTGATGTGATAACAGTTGCTTTTAAAAACAAACTCGTTTGTTTTCAAGGCGATGGGCATTCCAAGGTGCATTGCGATGCACAATTTGCGTTCACCACGCATCGGGATGCACGATTTTACCTGCATCGGGCATCGGGACGCATGGGGAAGGGGGGGTGCGTCAGATATATGTATATATAAATACACAGATTAGGAAAAATGAGTGTTAACCACTTTAGTACGGATATGGATAGGGGTGTCAAATAATTGGTATTGACTACTAAAAGCATACATGATATAATTATATAAACTAGGATGACATATTAAGTGTTACATTAAAGTGTTTATTCAATATAAATAAATAATCACTTACATGTAACATATTAAATGTATGTCTATATAGGGATTTATCCGTACTTTTTTAAATTAATGTTTGACAATGGGAAAAAAATCCGTAAAACTATACACAGATAATGTAATTGAAGAGTTTTATTCTGCTGTGGCTAATAACAACTTAGATAAATTACATATACCTCACAGTGATGTTTTCTACGTAAGAGCCGCAGTGGAAGCCCACTATGGCAGATCTTTTACTTTGAAAGAGGTGGAAGACGCTATGATAGCTGAAGGTTGGTCAGACCATAAATAGGAGCAAAACTATGGTAATGAAAAAAGGTAAGATGAAGAAAAAAGGCATGGCACGAGGTGGTGCTATGATGAAAAAGAAAGGCATGGCAGTGGGGGGACTCAAAAAACCTGCAGCAGGAGCTAAAGGGCTAAAGAAGTTGCCTACATCTGTACGTAACAAAATGGGCTACATGAATAAAGGTGGCACAATGAAGAAAAAAGGTATGGCTCGTGGTGGAGCTATGAAGAAAAAAGGTTATGCAAAAGGTGGAGCAATGAAAAAGTACGGCACTATGTATAAAGTTGGTGGTGCTGTGGCAGGAAAAAAGTACGGAATGGTTGACAAGAAGAAGAAGAAGTAGTATAATTATGTCACTATGGCATATCTACAAAGTAACATTCCGTATTTCAAAGCTTGGGTAAGACGAGAGTATACCTGTAACTTTGAAAAATATCATGGCGAGTTTTTACACTGCATGGTTATAGCTGTAACAACTATGCCAAATAGATCACTCAGCTTTCAGGTTATATTTACTGGCTGTGAGACTGACGATACTGACGAACCAAACGTGCATGGTGGAGCTATGTGGGCTAGAATGCCTATCACAGCCCTAGTAGGAGACACTCCTGTAGAAGACTGGGCTGAAGAAATGCCACCCTACATAGCACAACCTTGGGATTGTATGTCCCATGATCATAGTGTCTATGTACTAGACAGAGCTACACCTGCACCGTGGATAGCAAAAGTGGATGGAGAGTTCTATCCTGCTAAATATTATTTCACTGTGGACTACACAAACAGTGAGATAGCTGATGATCCTGCACAACATAAGCAGTCACACGTACTAGAACTGATGGATGCAGGTAAATACACAGGAAACATTGTGGCATTACCTAATAATAGAGTCAGAGTGACACACCCTGCATGGTTTGAAGCAGGAGAAGGACCACCTGACTTTAGACCCTCCCAAAGAATCTTTCATTCAAAGCAAGAAACGGAATATGTGTGGGATACTGGCAGAGTATTCAACAATTTATATGCAAAGGAAAAGAAAAATGGTAGCAACAGCAAGAAAAAAAGTAAATAAAGTTATAAAAGGATTAAAAAAAGCTACAAAGCTACACTCGCAACAAGCAAAATCTTTATCTACTTTAAAATTAAGTAAAGGTGGTAGCACTGTAAACAAAGCAGGTAACTATACCAAGCCGGGAATGAGAAAAAGAATGTTTCAGGCTATAAAAGCAGGGTCAAAGGGTGGTAATCCCGGACAATGGAGTGCGAGAAAAGCACAATTACTAGCAGCACGCTACAAAAAAGGTGGTGGGGGCTATAAGTAATGGCTGACCCCAAGGTTGGCACAGGCAAAAAGCCTAAAGGAAGTGGTAGAAGACTTTACACAGATGAAAATCCTAAAGATACAGTAAGTATAAAGTATGCAACGGTAGCAGATGCAAAAAAAACTATTGCAAAAGTTAAAAAGATTAACAAATCCTATGCGAGGAAGATCCAAATCCTCACCGTTCTTGAACAACGAGCTAGGTTTGCAGGAAAAACTGAACAATCTAGGCTTGCCAAGAAAGCGAAAGAAACACTAAGGAGACAACATGGCACTGGCAAAAAGTCAAAGGTCACTTAAATCATGGACAAAACAAAAATGGAGAACAAAAAGTGGTAAGCCGAGTAAACAAACTGGAGAACGCTATCTTCCAACGGCTGCAATCAAAGCTCTATCACCCCAAGAGTACGCAGCGACAACTAGAGCTAAAAGAAAAGGCAAGGCGGCAGGCAAGCAATTCGTTAAACAGCCTAAAGGTATTGCTAAGAAAACGAGAAGTTATAGAAAGGTTACATAATATGGGGTATTTTGAAAATGATAGTTGAAGCATGGTTTGCAGTAGCAGTAATGTTAGGAGTACACGAGAATGGTATGCAGGACATACTTATATTTAAGCAACCAGAAGAACATGGACACTTTCATAGCGTGGAGGAATGCAAGACTTTTGTGCAAAAAAATCCTGCACCTCTAGTAAAAACAATATGGAAGTTCTATGGACAAAGACCTGTAGAGAGAATTATATGTGTAAATGAAGATATTATTAATCAATTTGTAGCACAACAGAATGAGATTCTTTTAGATAAAATACCAATATACTAATGCTTTATGAACCTACCTGTGAGATTTGTGGCAGTCACATTGAAGATGATAAATGTGAGGTATGTGAACATACTGGCGATAATGGTGACTGGGTAGAAGAGGTTATAAAGAAAAAAGATGACTCCAGAGACTCTTGACAGATGGCGAGTATTACCAAGACTTATGATGCTAGTGATGACAGGTGTTTATATACGCTGTATCGAATGGGCTTTGAGTCAGCCAGAATTGACTACACAACAAGCAGGACTAATATCCGTGATTACAGGGGCGATGACTGGGAGTTTTGCCATATGGATGGGAGCAGAGAAGTCCGAACCCAAAAGAATGGAGAGGGAAGAACGATGAGAAGATATTTTAAAAGATTATGGTGTGCATTACTAAATAGAAAATGCCACGAAGATTGTGACTGCGTATAATGATAGGATCACTGATAAGTTCAGTATCTAGTTTAGCTTCATCATACATAGAAGGCAAGACAGCCATACAGAAGGCTGAAGCTACTATTCGTATGAAAGAAGCAACAGGTGAGATTGATTGGGACTTAGCTGCTATGAGGGCATCCCAAAGCTCGTGGAAGGACGAATGGCTGACTTTGCTTTTCAGCATTCCTCTGGTACTGAGCTTCATGGGTGAGTGGGGCAGGGGCATAGTAGCAGATGGCTTTACTGCACTTGCAGGTATGCCACAGTGGTATCAAATTGCGTTAGGAGCTATCGTAAGTGCAAGCTTTGCCACACGTTCTGCAGGTAAATTTTTTAATATGAGGAAAAAATAATGCCCAGATTAAAAGCTGCAGTTAAAGCTGCAATGACCCGAAAGAAGAATAAAGAAGCTAGAGAAGCTGCAGAAAGAAAGAAGCAGGATCAGAAGCTTGAAACTAGAACAGAGATTAAAGAAGAGAAAACTGTAAGACGAGTTGATCCTGAAAAAGAACTAAAGTTTAGAATAGATGAAGTAGAGAATGAAATACTAGATGTGCTAGGTTCAAACAAACGTGGCTCTGTTTCTCCCGAACAATACGGAAGTTACATGGACATGAACGAGGATCAACTTAGAGATCTGGTTACTACATTGAAAAGTTTAAGAGCTAGGCTACGTGATAAGAACTACAAGAGTGGTGCAGAGATAGGGGGCTTCTTAGAGGAGTTTGGAATCAAACGTGCTGAAGATGCTCTAAAAGCAAAGTTTAATTTTAAGTTTAAGCGTGGGGGAAATGTCAATGGCTTTCTTGCTCACACTATTAAAAAGAAAAAGGGAACTAGATAAATGTACAAGTTATCGGGGAGAAGTTTAAATAAGTTGGAAGGTGTGCATCCTACAATGGTGGATACAGTTAAACGTGCTATTGAACTGAGCAAAGTGGACTTTGGTGTGATCTATGGGGTTCGTTCTCTTGCAGAACAAAAGAGGTTGTATGAAGCAAAAAGATCACAGACCATGAAATCCAAACATCTTGTGCAGGAAGATGGATACTCACACGCTGTCGATTTAATGGCATACGATGGCAGTGACCCAAGTTGGGACATCGTGATGTACGATGATATAGCAGATGCAATGAAAGCTGCAGCGAAAGAAACTGGAGCTAGAATACGTTGGGGGGCAGCGTGGACAATAGATAATATAGCTGAGTGGGAAAGACCAATGCAAGATGCTATGAACAACTATATTGATATAAGACGTAGATCTAACAGGACTCCGTTTATTGATGGTCCTCATTTTGAGTTGAACTAATGGCAGGACGTAAAAAATCTAAGGGTAGACAAAAAGATACCATGAAAGGTATGTCTATCAAGAGTGGGGACAAGCGACCCACTAAGTCAGGTGCAGGTATGACTGCCAAAGGTGTGGCTAAATACAATAGACGGACAGGTGGTAATTTAAAAACAGCAGTAACAGAAAAAGATCCAAAAGGTAAACGAGCAGCAAGAAGAAAGTCCTACTGTGCTAGAAGTGCAGGACAAATGAAAAAGTTCCCAAAGGCTGCGAAAGATCCAAATAGTAGATTACGACAAGCTAGAAGACGATGGAGATGCTGACATGAGACAGCTTACAGAGAAACAACAAAAGTTTTTAGATGTGCTATTTGATGGTGCAAATGGAGATATAGGGGAAGCAATAAAGCTTGCAGGATATGCAAAGGGTGTTAGTCCCTCTCAAGTTACTACTGGATTAAAAGAAGAGATCCTTGAAGCTACTCAGATGTACATGGCACGTAATGCTCCAAAGGCAGCGATGGCTGTTGTAAATGGTCTGTATGACCCAACAGAGCTAGGTATACGTGATAAGATGTCTGCAGCCAAAGAGCTACTAGATAGAAGTGGTTTAATTAAAACTGAAAAAGTTCAGGTAGAAACATCAGGTGGTGTAATGCTAATGCCACCTAAGAATAAAGAGGAGTAGTTCTATGGTATTTAAATTTTTAAAAGGGGTAAGTAAAAAGGGATCACAGAAAGGACTGAAGAAACTATCAGGTGTAGGAGATCAGGCTAGATCAGATATAGCTAGAGGTCTATCAAAAATCAGCAAGGCTGATACAGAAGCTTTGTATAAAGCACAGGCAAAGATTAGAGGACTAGCAGCTGAAGCTAAGATGCAAGTAAAAGCATTTAGAAAAAAAAATCCAAACAATCCCCATGTTAAAACTGTATATAGAATAAAACCAGAGATAGAGCAGAGAGATAAAGGTAAAGCTACGATAGCTCCTACAACAACAACTAAACTTCCAACTAAAACTACAAGTAGTAAAACACGTAAGAAAAAAACTACAACAACAAAAACTGCTACTAAAAAAGAGATAGACGATTTAGCTAAAACAGGAACACCTACAAAGACTGTATATAATCTAGGAAAAACAAAAGGTAAAGTAACAGCAAAACAAAAGGCAGCAATGAAAAAGTTTGCTGAGTTTAAGCCAACTAGTAGAGTGGGAACAGCAGACTATGACAAAGAGATAAACAAAGCAAGTGCTGAGTTAGCACGAGTTATGGGAGCAACCTCTGCTACAGGTAAGAAGTACACACGAAAAAAGAGAAGAACAAGAAGAACAAAGAAAAAGGCAGATGGCAAATAGAGAACTAGGGAAATGGAAACTCCCTCAACCACTTGACCTACATGATGAAACAGAGTGGCTACCCATACCAAGAATAGCTAGAACAGTTCCGTTTGGATATGAGTTAGACTCTACAGATGATAGTATGCTGTTGCCCATAAAACAAGAGCTAGACTTATTACACAAAGCAAAATCTCTAGTTAAACAATACTCCTACAGAGAAGTAGCACTATGGCTAACTAAAAATAGTGGCAGACATATATCTCATGTAGGATTAATGAAACGATTAAAGAATGAAAAAAGACGGAAGAACAAAGCTTTCAGCTTACGCAGATGGGCAGACTATGCCCAAAAAGCGATCCAAAAAGCCGAGCAAATCGAAGAAAGCAGAACAGGTGCAAGAAACGAAAGTAGTGGAGAAACAGCCACCACCTGAAGTACGTGAAAATTTTGCTGTACAGGAAACACATAATGTTGTGTTCAAACCAAATGAAGGACCACAGACAGAGTTCTTGGCAGCTAACGAAAGAGAAGTTTTATATGGTGGATCTGCAGGTGGCGGCAAAAGTTACGCTATGTTGGCAGATCCTTTGCGTTATATGGGACACCCTGAATTTAGTGGCTTACTCTTGCGTCACACCACTGAGGAACTGCGAGAACTTATATTTAAAAGCCAAGAACTATATCCAAAGATATGGAAAGGCATTAAGTGGTCAGAGAGAAAGATGCAGTGGGTTGCTCCGTCAGGTGCAAGACTGTGGATGTCTTACCTAGATAGAGATGATGATGTGCTACGATATCAAGGTTTGGCATTTAGTTGGATAGGCTTTGACGAACTTACACAGTGGGGAACACCATTTGCTTGGAATTATATGAGATCACGTTTACGATCTACATCATCTGATCTACCTGTATATATGAGAGCCACAACGAACCCCGGAGGTAGGGGGCATCACTGGGTCAAGAAAATGTTTATAGACCCTGCACCATACAACAAGGCATTTAATGCAACAGATATTGAAAGTGGAGAAGAACTCAAGTATCCTGCAGGACACAGCAGAGCAGGACAGCCATTATTCAAACGTAGGTTTATACCTGCTAGACTTACAGATAACCCTTATCTCTCATCTCAAGGGGATTATGAAGCAATGCTTTTATCCCTTCCTGAACAGCAAAGAAGACAACTATTGGAAGGCGATTGGGATATTAAAGAGGGAGCAGCATTCACCGAGTTTGATCGCAAGCTACATGTGGTTGAGCCTTTCCATATACCTAGTAATTGGGTTAAGTTTCGGGCATGTGACTATGGGTATGGAAGTTATTCTGCCGTTGTCTGGTTTGCTGTTGCTCCGTCAGAACAGCTAATAGTATATAGAGAAATGTATGTATCAAAAGTGTTAGCAACAGATCTGGCTGACATGATATTAGATGCAGAAGCAGAGGACGGTAATATAAAGTATGGAGTGTTAGATAGCTCACTCTGGCACAAACGTGGAGACACAGGACCTAGCCTAGCAGAACAAATGATACTAAGAGGATGTAGGTTTAGACCATCAGATAGAAGTAGGGGAAGTAGAGTTGCAGGTAAAAATGAAATACATAGAAGATTACAGACGGATGAATTTACAGAAGAGCCACGCTTGGTTTTTTTTAGCACATGTACTAACATCATTTCGCAACTTCCTGCTATTCCGATAGACAAGAAGAATCCCGAAGATGTAGACACACAATCTGAAGATCACTTGTATGACGCACTAAGATATGGTATAATGTCAAGACCTAAGTTTAGTATATTTGACTATGATCCTGCAAGTCGGCAAACGAACTCAATGCCCATAGCAGACGCAACATTTGGATATTAATATGGCAGAAGATGACAACAATGAAATAACAATGGATGATCAGGTTATATCTGTAGAAGATGTAGCATCTGATGAGCCTGACCCAACACAAAGCATAAACATGATATCTTTTATTATGGATAGATATAAACGAGCAGATGACTACAGAGAGCAGGATGAGCAGAGATGGCTAAGAGCCTACAGAAATTACAGGGGTTTGTATGGATCAGATGTACAGTTTACAGAAGCTGAGAAGTCACGAGTATTTATAAAGGTAACTAAAACTAAAACGTTGGCAGCATACGGTCAGATAATAGATGTGTTGTTTGCTAATAATAAGTTTCCGTTGACTGTAGAGCCAACAGAATTACCAGAAGGTGTAGTGGCTGATGTAAGCTTTGATCCTGCAGAACCACCACAAGTTAGAAACGATGAGATGTCTAGCCCATATGGGTTCAAAGGAGATGGTAAAGATTTACCTGCAGGTGCTACACGACAATCTTTGATGGATAATCTAGGTCCTCTTCAAGGTAAGTTTGATGACATAGATAATTTAAAAGAAGGTGTAGGCAAGACACCTACTTCTGTTACGTTTAGTCCTGCTATGGTAGCAGCTAAAACTATGCAGAAAAAAATACATGATCAGTTAGAAGAGTCTAATGCAAACAAACATTTACGAAGCACAGCCTTTGAGATGGCTTTGTTTGGTACAGGTGTTATGAAAGGACCTTTCGCTGTAGATAAAGAATATCCAAACTGGGATGAAGAGGGTGAGTATTCACCTGTATTTAAAACAGTACCACAAGTTTCACATGTGTCAGTCTGGAACTTTTTTCCTGACCCTGATGCAAACAATATGGATGAAGCACAATATGTTATAGAAAGACACAAGCTATCACGTACCCAGTTACGTGCATTGAAGAAACGTCCACACTTTAGAGAGCAGGTTATTGAAACAGCAATAGCCCTAGGTGAAAACTATAATAAAGAATATTGGGAAGATGATCTATCTGATTATGCACCTGAACATGCTATAGATAGATATGAAGTATTAGAGTATTGGGGTACTGTGGATATTGACATGCTAGTTACAGAGCAGGTAGAGATACCACCTGAACTACAAGACTATGATGAAGTACAGTGTAATGTATGGATATGCAACGGACAAGTATTAAGAATGGTGCTTAATCCATTCAAACCTGCAAACATACCTTACATGGCAGCACCCTATGAGCTTAACCCATACAGCTTCTTTGGTGTAGGTATTGCAGAGAACATGGATGATACACAGACATTGATGAATGGTTTCATGCGTATGGCTGTGGACAATGCTGTAATGTCAGGTAATCTGTTGATAGAGATAGATGAAACCAATCTAGTTCCCGGACAAGACCTGAGTGTATATCCCGGAAAAATATTCAGAAGACAAGGGGGCGCACCCGGACAGGCTATCTTTGGTACAAAGTTTCCTAACGTAGCAGGTGAAAACATGCAACTGTTTGATAAAGCACGAGTGCTTGCCGATGAAAGTACAGGGTTACCAAGCTTCTCACACGGACAAACTGGTGTGATGGGAGTAGGACGAACAGCATCAGGTATATCTATGTTAATGAATGCTGCTAGTGGTGGTATTAAGAATGTTATAAAGAATGTAGATGACTATCTTCTTAGACCATTAGGAGAGGGACTGTTTAGATTTAACATGCAGTTCAACTACGACAAAGCTACTAAGGGTGATCTAGAAGTAAAAGCTCGTGGTACAGAAAGCTTGATGGCAAACGAAGTGCGTAGTCAAAGACTCATGCAGTTTATGCAGGTAGCATCTAGTCCTGCACTTGCACCCTTTGCAAAGTTTCAGTATGTAATACGAGAGATAGCTAAGTCATTAGATTTAGATCCCGACAAAGTAACTAACAACATGGATGAAGCCACACTACAGGCAGAGATCATGAAAAAATTTCAGCAACCTCCTCAAGCACCTACACCTCCTGCAGGAGCAGATCCAAAAGATCCAACAGGAGCAGGTGGTGCAACAATAGGTACAGGTCAAGTGCCTATGCCACAGGAACAAGGATTCTCAGGAAATGAACAACAACAACAACCAAAACAACCCACAGGTCAACCTGTACAGCAAGCTCAAGCCACTGGTCAACAACAAGGACCACTGGGACAGCTTCAGTGATTATATAGGGTTCTTGATAGCACAGAACCACGCTATTATGGAGCAGACAAACGACTTAGTCACACTCCATAGATCACAAGGTGCTATCGCTATGCTAAGACGATTACGACAACTAAGGGATCATGTAAACTCCAATGGGTCTACTAAGTAAAGCTGTAAAACAGGGATTAATAAACAATCCCCAGATCATCACTAAAAAACAGGATGAAGTTGCTAAAGAAGCAAAGGATAGGGCTGACTTAAACGCAAACGATCCTAACACAAATCCTGATGTGTATGATGAGCAGATGGCAGATCCTAATGTATCTAGCATCATAGTGCCTGAAGATCCTACTCCTGTTCTTGGAAGTATGTATGGAGACTTAGTAAATACATTTGAATCCATGCCCTTTTACGGAAAAGAGACAATATCAGGAGCAAACTTTATAGAGCAGTTAAATTATTATGTAAAAAATATCCAAGGCAGAAATATGCCCTTGTATAAATTTATGGAAAAGCGAGGAGCTTTTAAAAAATTTAGAGACAATCCTAAAAAACAATTTACAAGAAAAGAGATATTAGATTCTTTAAAAGACTTTTCTTCTTTTGAATTTAGAATAAGAACAGACAAAGATACATTATACCGACCTCAACAAAGACTACCTATTGATGAGAGTGCAGGAGACTATAAGAAAATAGGTTATGCTGAAATAACTTTACATGCCCCCATAGATAATACTGTGCCTTCAATACAAAAATTTGCAGACAAGCACTTTAAAGGAAATACTATAGGACATACTAGATCTTCTTTTGTGTATAACAATAAAACTAAAGATTCGGCTGTTATGCCTGAAGAGGTACAAGGAGATCTTCTTCAAAACATTGGAAAAAAAGTAGATGTTACAACGGATAGATTAACTAACATACCTACATATGATAATTTTCAAGAGACAACTCTGGTTGGTAATCAAACTATGAGTTTAGTAGGAATTAGATCAGATACTACAATAACTAGATCTGAATCTCCTAGTTGGTTTACTACTTCATTTATAGCACCTACTCGATCTTATAATAGCTTAAAAGAAAATTTAAGACTTGAATACTTTCTTATGGAAGATAATGCAATGCTACTTAATAGGATTAAAGAAGGTAGAGTTCCACTAAATGAAGAAGTTGCTAATGCCATAGGAAGAGATAAAGGTATAATGAACATTGGCTCTCCAGATGCAACAAGCAGAATGGAGGACAACAAAAGTAGATTTATATCACAATTATTTTCTAAAGGTTTTTCACCAAGACAAATTAGAGAAAAACTAAACGAATATTTTCCTTTGTCTAGTTCTAAAATAAAAGGCGAAAGTTTAACTGAAAGACAGATACAATCATTTTTAAAAAGAGAAAAACAAAATAAGATAGATCATTATAAAGAAGTATTTAATAAAAATTTTATTGGTATTGGAGAGGAAGCTCAAGATATTAGTGGTAGCACTATAACTGCATTTAGTGAGTTACCTAGATTAGGTGCATTAATAGATAAATTAGAAAAAAATTATGCAACAGGTTCGGCTGAAAGACAGCCTTTTTTTACATTGCGATATATGCAAAGTTCTCTTTATGAAACTATAATAAATTTAGAACGTAGAGACTCATTTGAGTATCAAAGATTAGAAGACGTAACGGATTTTTCTCAATTTAAAAGTTATGAAAAACTAAGAAAGTTAAATGCACAAAAATTAAAAGATATTCAGAATACTATGCCTAGAACAATGGTATCTGGTTATGACTATAGAAATCCTAGTGCGATACCTGTATTTATGCAACGCTTTGCTGCTCATGGTTTTAACATGACAGAGAGAACAGAGATGATTAATGATATTCTTTCTAAATATAATTTAAATTATTTTAGAGGTGCAAATATAAGAAAGGGTCATCAACAAGGACAGGTAAGAGATGATGAGAGAGATAGATTTTTAACTGATGGTTCTACTAATTATGCAGGGCAAATAAAATATCCTGATGGCTCTATTAAAACCTATATGAATGCTAACGAAAGATTTCTAAGATATTTTGATGAAATAAATGAAGATAGACAAATAGGAGCTTCTACTTGGTCTGACCACCATCCTGAATATCAAGATCATTTAATTCAAGAAGAATTTAAGTTACCTGATTTTGAAGATGCATATCCAGATATATCACAACCTTTGCCTTATAATTTTGAAGACACTAAAAAGAGAATGAAAAAAATTGTTGATGATTTAAATGAACAATACAACGCTATAAATGCAGCCAGATACAAACTAAGTAAATATTTAACTAAAGCATTGGAACAAGATGCTTTACATAAAATAAATGTAGATCCTATAGGAGATACAACAGGTCCTGATAGTAGACTTACAAATGTTACTATGTGGAGAGAGACTAAAGATAAGCCAGTAGTAGGAAAGGATGCAGGTGATTATGGACGTTACTATGATGATACAATTAGTCCTGCACAAAAAGAAGTTATATCGGTTAACTATGAAGGAGATTTTATAGATAATCAAAATGCTGTTACACAAGAACGAGATGCCTACAATAGAAAACAAGATGAAATTATAGACTTAGAAAATGATCCACGATTGAATGACCCATCTGGTGATGATGGTCTTTCTGAACAATTAGACGAGTTATACAATGATCTATCAGATATAGCACTAGATATAGATAAGGCAGAACAAAGAATGTTAAGAGATTTAACAGCAAAAAATATAGGAAATTTTGCTACACTCTTTGATCCTTTTGAACATGTATTTGATCCGAAACAAATAAATGAACTAAAGTTAATTGACTTTGATGAAATAGTAGATGACTACGGAGCAGAAAAAGATCCTAGATTTGGTGCAAGCTTTGTTGCTCATGTAATGCGTGAAGTTACAAAACAAGATTACTTAAATGGTTTAAATGATTTTGGTTATACTGTGTTTAGTGAGCTAGATATGAATAGATTAAAAAATACTCTTAGTAGTGCTGAAGCAAGAAAAACTTCTATGGAAGCATATCAAAGATTAGAAGATCTGTCATATAATCCATTAAAGAAAGATGACTATATTACAAAAGGTTTAAACAGGGTTGTAGAAAGAGATGATTTACCTATAGCAGACAAGTTAGACTTTCTGTACAAAATGGTTATTGGGCAAATGATGCTTGCTAAAAAATTAAAAACAAACAAAGTAATTATACCGAATGCTTCTGAGTTAATTAATTTAAGAGAAAAGCCTACCCCAGAACAAATGGTAAAATTAGGAAGATTTCAGGCTAATAGTAGAGAGTTTAAAAAGTATGAAAAAGAGTATGATGAATTAAAATATACAAGAGCAGATGGCACAAAGTATAGTGATAGACAAAAAAGAAAAGGCAAAGATGATCTTTATAATAAGTCAAGAGTATTAATGATGGATCTATTAAAGAAAAGATTCGGAGATGATGTAAAGATATATGAAATAAAACAAACTTATAGCAATCCCCCTAGAGAAGTGCCTGCAACAGTCATAGAGTTTAACTTTGACTTTGATCCTGAAAAACAAATGATAAAGATGAGAGAGGGTGGGCTTGTACAGATAGACAATATGCGAGAGTCAATGAATTTGTTTACCGATCCAAAAGCATTTGGTGATGATGAGTATAGACAAGATGCTATACGAGAAGCTTTGGAAGCAGGTGTAATATCATTTAACTTTAACGAAGGGGGAGTAACTGACCCTACACCTAAACCACCGATGATAGATTATATAACACAACAAGACTATAAAGAAAGAGCAGGAGAACTGTTTGAGAAAGATGATCTATATAGAAAGTATCCCAGTTCTTTTTATGCATATAGAAAACAAACGTTTGACTTTCCAGATCCTTCCGTAGACCAATCTAAGTATGAAAAGATTATGGAATTTGCTAGTCCAAAGTTAGGTAGCCTAGAGTTTGAAGCCGATATTATTCCTAAGTTTAGAACTGCAGCTTTAGGTAAATTAGGATTCTATAGTGCAAGTGATGGCACAGGAATGCCTGATCCAAAAGTAGAGAAAGCAGATGATGCCTATCAAAGATCACAAGGATCATTTCGTCCATCGAACATGACTATAGCATTAACAAATGACCCTGAAGAGGGAAAGAGGATACGAGCATTAAGAAGAATAACATCAGAAAAAGATCCACTATTTATATCACCATCTTCACTTCCTCACCCTGAGTTAGAAAGGATGTATACTTTAAATGCAGAAAATCCTACACCTGAACATGAAGCTATTCATAGAGCTATATTAATATTACAAAACTATTATGCAAATGATAGAGACTATGTTGTTAAGAAGTATGGTGAAGAAACAGGTAATGTTTTATTTGATTTATTAAAACCTTCTAGGGATAATAATTATTTTCAACTATCTAATGAAGTATTAACTGAACAAAATGATGCCATAAGATCAGGTGCTAAGTTTGATTCTGAAACGTATTTACGAAGAACACTTGGTGAGAGAGATGCAGATTTAAGAAACTATAAAGCAAAATATAAAGACATGTTTAACGAAAAAGACTCATTAGCAAACAATGTAGATCGCATTGTTAGAGCAGGGGGAAAAGAACCTGAACATATACTAAATAGAATAAGAGGTATATCTAGAGAAGGACATGCAGACTTTGTATTGAATATATTTGATAGAATAACAAAGCAATTACCTAACTTAGAAGAGTTAGCCAAAGAAAGATTGTATGACAGAAATCCTAGAGGTGGACCTACCTTTGATGCAAGAGGAATAGCAAAGGGAAGTTTAGACGAAGGATTTTATGATAAGTTAAAAGTAGACAGAGCATCTGGAGAGGAGACAAAAAACTTTCTGCAGAGACAACTACAAAAATTTAGAGATCGAAGAAATTTGAAATCTAATATTAGAGCAAGTGAATCAATAGACTTAGGTGGAAGGTTTTAATCATGGAACAGCAACAAATGGACTTATTTGAAGATGGTGGACTACGTGATCAGGGTGGTGGTAAAGATCCTGTATCAGGTAACGATGTGCCTGTTGGCTCACTAGAAAAAGAAGTACGAGATGATATACCTGCAATGTTAAGCGAAGGAGAGTTTATCTTTCCTGCTGACGTAGTGCGTTATTGGGGATTAGATTTGTTAATGCAGATGCGTCAAGAAGCGAAGCAGGGACTGAAGAAGATGGAAGATATGGGACAGATGGGTAACAGCGAAGAAGCTACACTTCCTGATGACATGCCGTTTAACATGGACGATATAGAAACAGGAGATGAACCTGCTTTTAAATTTAACGTTGGTGGTCTGGCAGCTGATCCACGATTTGCAACACAGAATGTGAACGTTCCTACATACACAGAAGAAGACAAAAAGAACATGGAAACGGCTGTGCTAAGTGGTATATTCGGTGACATAACCATGAAGCGATATGTCAATGCAGATGGTAAAGTTATATACATACCGTTTATTGGAGACAAACCACAAGCACCTATTCCTGAAGGATATAACTTAGATGAGTCACCAGTTGTTTCATCCCCATCTACAGCACGAGCTACTACAGATAGTGGAGGTGGTGGTAGCACATACGACCCTGCTCTTACCCCTCTTGACAGGGCATTGCAACAACCAGACATGCCAAAGGTAAAGTCTGTTGACATAAATAAAATGTCTCCTGAAGAGCTAGTGGCATACTATGAATCGTTTACTAGCCCGATGGCTAGGTTTGCATCTGTGGGTGCAGGGCTACTCTTTGGTCCTCTTGTAGGTGCAGGATTAGCTTTAGCTCAACAATGGAGCATTAGAAACGGACCTAATAGTTTTGTAAACACAGAGAAAAAACTTGCAGAGTTAATATCTACAGGTAAGCTAAAAGATGCAGGACTAATAAAAAGAATAACAAATGCTAGAAAACTTGCTAAAGAAAATGGTGTAGGACCTGTAAGTTTATTATCTAAGATAGGCGAAAAATTAGGCTTGTCAAAAGGACCAGATTCTGATATACTATCAAAAGATTTAGCTGATGCTATTAAGAATGGTGTATTTCCTAAAAATGCAGAAAAAATCTTTAATGAGAAAGAAGCAATAGAACAAGCTTTAAGAGAGATAGATCCGAAAACTCTTCCTCAGTCTGGTACATTTGGGACACAATATACTGAAGTTCAGCCTTCTAATATTGATAGAGGTAATTTTGAAACAATAGGCACAACTCCTGCTAACTTTGATTATGGTACTGTACCTGAGTTTGGTGAAGGACAACGTGTACAACCTGTTACAGTTCAACCTACTGATGCAGAAGCAAATTACTTAAAAGCGAGTGGTGCAGTACAACCAGAAGATCCATTTGCTTTAACCTCAGATCAATTTGTTCCTGACTACGGTTTTGACGATAAAGCTCAAGAGCAAGCTAGAGAAGAACGAATGAGAGATAGAAGATCTCCTATAACAAAATTTCTTACACCTATAGAAGAGGTAGAAACAAAATCTGGTGTGGAGCAAGATAGAAGAATAAAACAAAAACCTGCCTACGTTCCAACTTATGATCCTGACGATGAAAGAAGAACTGCAACAGATTTTTATGATCTTCCACAGCAACAGGATGACGATAGAGATGATGGTGGACCATCTTCTGATCCACAAAATTATGGTTCTCCGTTTGATAATACTGGACAAACTACAACACCTAGAACTGACACATATGCAGATTTAACAGGTAGTCCTTTTGGAGATACAGGTAGATCTCAAGCATCACAAGCAGTAGGAACTAGTGGTGGTGCAGGACAAAGATTTGGTCCTACTGGTGGATTCTATGTAGGTGGTGTACCCACTAAACCTATAAAGCCACAGAGACTGAAGAAAGGTGGTTTAGCTAAACCTAAAGTTAAACCAAAAAAAATGAAGAAGGGTGGACTAGCTTCTAAAAAATAAGTTCACAATATGTTGGCTACCTAACTCCCCACTAACATGGCATACAGTTAGCCCTAACGAAAGGTAAGTAAAATGGCAGAAGCAAAAGTAATGGTGGAAGAGACAACACCAAAAAAAGTAATGTCTCTAGCATCTCGTAAGTATTCACGAGAAGATAAAATAAAAAAAGACGAAGAGGAATTAAATCAATTAATCGCAGAGCAAAAAGGTGAAGTGACAGAAGAGGTACAAGCAGAAGCTGAACCTACATCTGCAGAGGAGAGAACTTTTAAGAAACGCTATGGTGATCTTAGAAGACACTCACAACAAAAGGAAGCTGATCTGCAGGAGCAGATAAACAGTTTAAAAACACAGCTTGATGAAGTTACTAAAAAAGAAATCAGGCTACCAAAGTCAGACGAGGACTTAGAAGCATGGGCAACTAAACATCCTGATGTAGCAGCAATAGTTGAAACTATAGCTATCAAGAAATCTAAGGAGCAATCTAAAGATCTTGAAGACAGGATTAAAAAGATAAACGAGATGCAAGAGTCTGCTACTAAGGAGAAAGCAGAGGTAGAATTACTGAAGCTACATCCTGACTTTGTAGAGATACGTGAGGACGATGAGTTTCATAACTGGGCTGAAGATCAACCTAAGTGGGTACAGCAAGCTCTTTATGAAAATGATGATGATGCAAAGTCTGCAGCTCGTGCTATAGACTTATATAAAGCTGATAAGGGTATTACTAAAAAGAAAGCAAGCACATCAAAGGATGCTGCATTTGCTACAAATACCAAAGCATCACGATCAAAACCTCAGACAAATGATCAGTCATCATATCTGAGGGAATCACAAGTACAAAAGATGTCAGCACAGGAGTACGAGAAACGACAAGAGGAGATTATGGAAGCAATACAGACAGGTAAGTTTGTATACGATGTTTCTGGATCTGCACGATAAAAAAGTTGACATTTAAAAATTTATACATATAACTATGTATAATACGTAAATACATACACATAGCCCCTTTATGGACACCTAAAGTGTGTATTTTTATCACAAAAGACAATGCGATGAGACTTACCTAGTTTGTCTAGCCCAGTGTGTACAACTGCACCTAGAACTAAATTAGCCCCGAATCAGAATTGTAATTTGTATCTGTGACCTTGAAAAGTAAGGAGGAACGACTATGGCTTTTCAAACTGCTGCAGGGCATACCAGTTTACCTAATGGTAACTTTAGTCCTGTCATATATTCCAAACAGGTACAGCTTGCTTTCCGTAAGTCATCTGTTGTGGAAGGGATCACAAACTCTGATTATTTTGGTGAGATTAGTCAGATGGGTGATACCGTTAAAATTATCAAAGAGCCAGAGATTA